AGCTAGTACTTCAGACTGCGGATTTTCAACAAACATTGCTTACGAGTCTACTGGTAGAGCAAATGTTCTATACCAATCACTACAACCTAATAGCCCCCAAGTTGGCGACATCTGGGTAGATAGTGTTGATAACTCAGTAAACGTATACACAGGTTCTTCTTTCAACACTGTAGCTACAGCGGCTCCTGTAGGTCCTACTGGCCCTACTGGTCCTTCTGGACCTACTGGTCCTTCAGGGCCAACTGGTCCTGCTGGTTCAGGTGTTTCTGTTCTCGGTTCATACGCTACGGTAGAGCTTCTAACAGCAGACAATCCTCTAGGCAATATTGGCGATTCTTATGTTGTGGGGGCTAATCTTTATGTTTGGTCAGACCTGAACCAAGAGTGGTTTGATGCTGGAACTTTTATTGGTGAAACAGGTCCTACAGGTCCTCAGGGAGATACTGGATTCACGGGGTTAACTGGTGATACAGGACCTACAGGTCCTACAGGTCCTACTGGACCATCGGGAGGCCCAACTGGTCCTACGGGTCCTGCGGGAGATGCTGGTCCGACTGGTGCGACTGGTCCTGCTGGAGCAACTGGTCCTACTGGTGCTGCTGGTTCATCTTCCTACACCCCCGCACAGACTTCAGACTGGGATATAACTCCTACCACTTTTGCAGCAGCTTTGGATGAGCTAGCAGCGCGTGTTAGGGCATTAGAGCCTTAAAATTGGTATACTCTCTCTAGCTACTATTTTTAGTAAAAGTTAGAGGGACAATGAGCGACTATGTGAACTGGTTCATCAATGATGGACAGGTTAATTTCGAGGCCCATGTAAAGCCATTAGCAACTTCAAAACCTATTAGGTGTCTACAAATTGGTGCCTACACAGGGGACGCTTCAGTCTGGCTTTACGATAACATTCTCAAAATTACCGACTCCGTGTTAGTCGATGTTGATACCTGGGAAGGTTCTGAAGAACCTGAGCATTATCTAATGAACTGGCATACGGTCGAGTCTTTGTACGACATCAAAACATCTTCTGGAAGAGCAGACAGAAAAATTGTTAAGTACAAAGGCACTAGCGATGATTTTTTCAAAAACAATCGAGAGATGTATGACTTTATCTATATCGACGGCGACCACACGGCCTACGGGGTTTTAAAAGACGCCGTGGCAGCTTATGAGTGCCTAAACGTAGATGGGATTATAGCTTTTGACGACTACCAATGGTCAGCTGGTTTAGGAGTAATAAAAGAACCACGAATGGCAATTGATGCTTTTAGTATGGTCTATAGCGATAGACTGGAAGAAGTGCTAATTGGATATCAGCGTTGGTTTAAGAAAATAAGGTAGGCTAGCACTATTAAGACACAAAGGAGAACGACATGACAGAAAACACCAGCAATACTGACCCTATAGATTTGTCAGAAACTTACTGCTACACATATGAAGTAGTTATGGTTATTCAAATTCTTGCACCTAATAAAGACATCGCTGACCTAAAGCTAGACAAAGATGGTGGATATGTTAGCAAGAGAACCGTAAACTTTAAGGATTCTGTTTTCCTCTACAAAGATGAAGACAAGAATAAAACAGAAGATAAATAATCTGAGTTGATTGGTAGATATCAGTGAAGATAGCAATTTACACAATCGCTCTTAACGAGCGACAGTTTGTTGACACTTGGTTCGAGACAGCAAAAGAAGCTGACTACCTATTAATCGCAGATACTGGCTCCACAGATGGAACTGCAGAACGCGCTCGTGAACTTGGAATCAATGTTGTTGACGTTCGTGTCTCCCCGTGGCGATTTGACGACTCACGCAACGCTGCTCTGGCTGCACTTCCATTAGATATTGACATGTGTATCTCACTTGACATGGATGAAGTATTGAAGCCAGGATGGCGTCCACTACTTGAAGAAGCCTGGGAGCGTGGAGTGACTCGTCCTCGCTACAAGCATATTTGGTCCTGGAACGAAGACGGAACTCCTGGACTTGAGTTCAGCTACGACCACATCCACGCACGCAAGGGTTACCGCTGGCGTCACCCAGTACACGAGTGCCTTTACGTTTACGGTATGGAAGAAAAGCAAGAGTGGATTGAGGGTCTAGAAACTCATCACCACCCAGACCCAACAAAGAGCCGTGCTCAGTATCTGCCTCTTCTTGCTCTCTCAGTTAAGGAAGACCCACACAACGACCGTAATGCTTTCTACTACGGACGTGAGTTGTATTTCTACGGTCGATACATGGAAGCTGCTCAAGAACTTAAGCGCCACTTAGAACTTCCAACAGCACAGTGGGCACCAGAACGCGCTGCATCAATGCGTTTTATTGGTAAATCACTTCCTGCAGAAGCAGAGATTTGGTTCCGTAAAGCAGTAGACCAGGCTCCAGGACGTCGTGAACCATTTGTAGACCTTGCAAAGCTTTACTACGAACGTCAAGACTGGGAGAAATGCCTAGAAGCCGCTGAGAGCGCAATAGCTATTCAAGTTAAACCACTTGAATATCTCTGCGAAGCTGAATCATGGGGAGCTGCTCCGTATGACTACGCATCTATTGCTGCTTATCGTTTGGGTAAGTTTGATGCTGCTACAGACTATGCAAAGAAGGCTGTAGAGATTGAACCAGACAACGAGCGAATGGTTAAGAATCTAGAGTTTTGCTTAGAGGCTTTGAAGGAGTCTTTGGCTTAGCACGTCTAGCCTTCTTCTCTTTTTCTTTGAGCTTCTTCTCTAATTTTTCTAGACGCTCAAGATTGTAAAGTTCTACTGCATTAAAGCTTGTGCGACTTCTCCATGAGAATGAACAGACTTCGCAGGTTACAATCTTGGCAACGGTCCAACGACCACCACCTGGTACTTCTACAGAACTTGTTTGTAGTTTTGATGGGCGTGCTGAACAGTATGGACAATTTGGGAATCTACGACGACGAGCTTCCTCACCTTTGTAAGACACTGAGAGTGCTCGACGGATTTCTACTTCGTCCTTGCCACCCCAAATGCCCCAAATCTGACGGTGCTCTAGAGCCCACTGAAGACATTGTTTGCGCACAGGGCAGCTGAAACATAGATTCTTTGCGTCGTATTTTTCTTTAGGCTCTTTGGAGAAAAACCAGTCTCGGGAGTCTCGATATTCTGGATTGGCACAGAGCGAATCAATCTGCCAATCAAGGTTAGTTGCTGGTTTCCACACAAAACCATACTACCTTATCCAACCTAAAAATGTTGGACTAACACACTAAAATAACTATAATTCTATCCAAGTAACTTGGAGCGCTGAATCCACGGAATCACCATATTCGGTCTCTCCTTCTTCAGTACAAGCCCAGCACTCGTGCTCGTCTGGAAGAAGACCAGCCCAACCAATTGCGACATAGCCATTCTCAATCATTTTGAATCCGTCAGAAAGAGAGTCAGCAACTCCATCTCGCTGCAGTGTAGAAGCTAATGCTCTACGAACAATTTCGTTATCTAGGTCTACATGGTCGTATGTAAAGTAAACAAGGTCCGCATCGGTTTCAGGTTCGTAACCTTGACCGTGCCATTCAACCCACAAAGATTCGCCTACTCGAACGTCTTTCATTCTTCCTCTTCCCCGTCTTCTAGCGGGGTGAGGGTGTGACGAACACCAGCTGGTCCAGTAGCAGGGTACATAACTACCTGAGGGTCTCTAAGTTCGAATATTCCAGCAATAGTAATTTGACCGCATACAGAGCATGACTCGACGGAACCTGTATTCACCTTTTGAGGAACATCCACACCTTTGAGACGCATAAGAATGTTCCCTGTGTCATCAATGCTTTCTGGTTCCCAGCGGGCATGGTCTTTAACCCAGCAAACTTCGCATACTGGCATTGGTGAGGTGAATTCGCGTGACGAGCTCATTTAACAATCTTACCGCTATACAGACAACGTGTCTGAGACTTTTATGCCACGAACTCGTCTAAACTTCTGACGCTCTCTAGGAGTTAATCCGCCCCACATACCGAATACTTCATTCTGAATCCCCCACTCAGCGCACTCGACTCTGAATTGGCATGACATGCAAATATTTTTTGCTAGTCGATAATCAATATCAGCATTTCTGTAGCCAGGCTCGTCGGGGTCTTTTGGAAAGAATAAATCTACAACCGCTGGGGAAGAGCACTCTGGATTTTCAAAATCCCTTGGGTTTCTACTGCTCATGCAGGTTCTTCGACACTTCGTAGCCGCAACCTGCGTAGCCAGCTATATCAATCCATGTGTCAGGCTGGAAGCCGTAGTTAGACACAAAGCGTGCAAGCTTCATACCAATCATTGCCATTGCAACATCTTCTGTCGTGAACTCACGCTGGAAGATTACAGACCAAATCTTTGCGATGTTCGTGAAGTTTTCTTCAGGGCCACCGTACTGAGCGTTTCGGTCTCCGTTTATGATTCGAGCAGCTTCTCGGAGAGCTTCCACACGAATGGGGGTATCGTCTGTAGTTGGTTTTGCTGTTGTTGCTTGCTCTGTGTATAGAGGCTTTACATTCTCATCGGACATCTTTTATTCTCGCAATCACTTCGGCTGTATATTGGTAGTCACTTGAAGGCTCTGAGTTTTCGCTAACCACAAGTTCGTAGTTGACTGTGTGCCTAGATGCTGCTTCATAGTCTTCGTCAAATTCGTAATCGTCATCTTCAGAACGTAAAAACTTAGAGATAGCTGCGTCTGCTGCACTAGCAAGTTCGTCGTAGCTATCCCCAGAAACAACAAACTTTAGGGTTGTTGTCCTCACGTTAGGATTAGTTTCTCTAGCTTCTGAGGTGGGTAGTGTGCTCCCTCAAGCATTGGGTCACGTCCGTCAGTTGTTTTGATAATGACATCGCCGTAGCGAACGCCAACAACTACTCCACGGCGACCGTTGTGTAGCATCCCAAGTTCTCCGTCAAAAGCATCTGCCTTGACACGAATCTGGTCTGTAACTTTAATGTCTCC